ATGGAAGGAGAGTATGAAGTAGCTGGTGATGTTAGAAGATTCTTAAGTCTGCTATTAAGACCTGCCGATTCGAATAATGGAAACCCCAAGAAAAAAATTTGTAAAGTATAAAGGGTCTGTCATATTATAAGTAAACAACAAGCACATAATAATTGGTATTGTTAATAGTAATTCAAAAAACTGCTGTCTGTGTGTCTGCTCAGAAAGACACACAGACAGCAGTTTTTATATGCATATTATTTTTGCAACTATTTATTTTTAAATATATATTTATGAAACATTATATTTTTATTTATCGTTTGAGAACTTTTGTTCCTTCATAGTCGGATAAACTTCTGGGTAATATACATTCTGGTAGATTCCAGAGGTGAATTTACTCCAGTTTCCTTCCTGCTCCCTGTCGATTTCTTTCAGGTAGCCTTCCATCTCAGTATCATATTGCTCAATTGCTTTTTCCAAGCTCTCTGTATGGTAGCCCTCCTCATGCTTAAAGGTTTCAAAAGGAAGTCTTGGTTTCTTATGAGAATTGTCCTTTGGATATCCTACGGCAAGACCCACAGCCGGAAAGACATATTCGGGAAGATTTAATAACTTAATTAAAGCACCGGGATTTCTTCGCACGCCACCAATGGGAACAATACCAAGACCCAGGGATTCGGCAGATATGATGGCTGCTGCCATTGCTAAGCCTGAATCAAAGGTTCCAACCATGGTGCCCTCAACACTCTCATGGATTACCTGTGTTAAGCCGTTTTTCTTGGCTGCCAGATGGGTTTTGTAAAAATCCAGAACATAGATAAGAAATACCGGAGCGTCTTCAATCCATTTCTGGTCTCCTGCCAGATGAGCAATTTGGGCTTTGGTTTCTTTGTCCCTTATTACAATTACTGAGGTTTGCTGTCCGTTAATAGAAGTTGGCATAGCCTGAGATGCTCTTAATATTTCGTCAATGATTTCATTATCAATATCTTTTTCAAGAAAACTGCGTATGGACCTATGGTTTTGAATTAACTTTATAGTTTCGTTCATATTATACCTATTACATACCGCAGAACCTTTAGCGGTATAGCCACAAATAAAATGGTTGAAAGTATCTTTAAGTGGCGTTCCTTTCTTTTATTTTCTTTCAACACATGATTCTGATAATTGCATCTAATTAAATTGTGTCCAATTTATATTGATTATATTAAATCTTCCTTTATTTGTCAATGGGTTTAATAAATTTTTTGTTTTACAAATCTATTTATAACTTCTTACAATAAGCAGCAAAATGCATCTAATGTCTCCTCTTGTAATGTATCGGTTTGCAATCGGTATGAATTTCTAGTCAAGCTTTTTTAAAACACCAAGACATGGCGTAAAATAAATGATATATTTCTGAAAGGTTACATATGTACCATATTTATTCTCATAAGCGGTGAGTGCTTCTTTTAGATATTCTTCCGTTACCTCAAGATACTCTGCCATGGAGTATAGGCTTGTACAACCGGCCTCATAACTGTCAACAATTCCTTTCAGACCTACTTGTAGGTCGTAAGCAACCAGACGGGCTCGGTATTCCTGCTTTCGGTTAGCATCAATATTTTGATCCAGTATGTTACCAACGGAGGTTAGATGGTGACCGATTTCTTCTGCCAGAACACAGCCTTTCTCCACGTTGGTCAAATTCTTATCAATAGCAATACAGCCGTCTATATACAACCCTTTTAGTCCATTAACTTCGTATAAATTCATTTCTTTTACAAACAGATAATCATGCTGCTTCTGTAAGTCTTCGTATGTCATTTACATCTCCCCTTTAATGCTCTTTTTTATTATTTCTGGCAGCAAGCAAAAGCTGTTTGTACTCCTCGATTTTAGAGAGCTCTTCCGGCGTCCAGTTCTCATTGTCCTCTTTATGTGCGGCGATGGTAGATATAGAATAAGTATCCTCCCAGCCCATTAAATAAGAAGGAGAACATTCAAATATTTCAGCAAGTCTGGCAATGGTATCATGCTTTATATTTTTGATTTCCCCACTTTCATACCGCTGCATGGTTGCTTCTTTTACACCTAGGCGGCTGGCGACTTCCGCTAACGTCAAATCCAGGGCAAGCCGTCTTTCTTTAATTCGATTCTGTAATACTGACATAACAAAACTCCCGTAAATTATTTAGGTAAGTAGGCACCTATACCTTTCGTAATAAGTAATATTTAAGAAAAGAAATATGTTAAAACAGAGTTATCCTATGAATGATGGCGATAAATCTGTAGGATTTCAACTTTCACATAACAAGGAAACTACTATAATTATAGCATATTCTTACGTAAAATGCAAACTAATTACGATAAAAATAAAAAAACTTACGTAATACGTATTGACATTACCGTTAGGGTATGTTAATATGTTCTTACGCAATACGTAAGGCAACACTGTGAGGGGAGTTGTAAAAATAGATAGGGTAACTTTTTAAGGAATCACTTATTTTTTTACCTTTGAACTTACGCATTGCGTAAGAATATAAGGTTTATTACGCCTTATGTATAGGATGGTTTGATTTTGGTTGATGTGCAAGAAGAGGCATCGGGGTTAACAGTCACAGAAGTTAGGGGTGGGCACCAGACTGTTGAAAATTACGCATCCGGTCATCAAGAGTATTTCCTGTTTTGCAGCCAATGAAAAGGGAAGTACAGGGTGTTTACATAAATGAAATCGTCATTTTGGTATTTTGGACGTTAACTAGAAAGACAACTATCATGGACTAAACCATGTAAAATAATGTGTTTGAAAGTGAGGAGTTATGAAAATAGAACAATTCTTAAAGTTAGGGCTAACCGAAGAACAAGCAAAGAAAGTAATGGAGCTGTGTAAAGAAGAGAAAAGAAATTTCATACCCAAGTCTAGATTCGATACGTTAAATGAAAAAAAGAAAGAACTTGAAAAACAAGTCATGGTTCAGAAGACACAGTTGGATGAAATACAGATGACAAAGGAACAAAATAGAAAACTAAATCAGCAGGCAGGGCAGATATGGGAACATTTTATTTCTTCTAATAGGAAGCAGGAGGAACTGCTCCGGGAATTTTTAATACAGACCGCGGTACTTAACAAACTTTCCGGTGTAGTGTCTGCAGAATTTGTTATGGACAAGATTGATAGAGCCAGGCTGACGCTTACAACAGAAGGAGAGATTTTGGGGCTTGATAAACAGCTTATGGATATACACACAGAATATCCACATTACTTTTAAAGTTGTTCATTAATTTAAGTTCTTTAAGGTAATTGTAAATCGTTATTTGTCTTACAATTATCCAGTATAACAGAAAGGGGTGTTGTATGCCTGAAATTCAAAAACTGTTAATACAAAAACTGGCAGAGCTTTTTCCAGGAGTATCTATTTATGAAGAAGACTTGCCGGAGAATTATCAGAAACCATCCTTTCACCTTCAGACAACTGCAAGGCAGATAAGCAGAGGTCTTGGAGACAGGGAAAAACACGATTATTCCTTTGATATCAGCTATTACAGTGATATTCCAGGGGGAGTCAAAAAGGACTGCCTTAAGGTTGGCACACAGCTGCTACAGTATTTTAATCTATCCGGGGGCTTCAACCTTAACAATAAAAAAGCAGAAACTATAGAAGACAAACTGCATTATACCTTTGCAATCCGTTTCGTACTACAGAGACAGGAAAGAGCGGGAAAAATGCAAAATCAAGAAATAAACACAGTGATTTAAGGAGGATACTTATGGCAGGAACATGGAACAATCAAAATAAAATTTTACCCGGTGCATATATAAACTTTTTAACCAACGCTCCCTTAACAATAACACCGGGGGACAGAGGCGTTGTACTATTATTACAAGATTTAAGTGTTGGAACAGCAGGTGAATTATATACCGTTACAGCAATAGAAAATGATTACCCGGAGGGAGTGACAGCGGCAGATACTTTTCTTGCAGCAGAAGCCCTAAAGGGAGCAAAAACCGTTAAAGTATATAATCTTGGCAAAGACCATGAGAGCGGGGCAGTAACCGCTGCTTTAAAAGCAGTCAGAACAGTGGATTTTGATGTAGTAGTCTATCCATACGATGGTGAGGAGTATGAAACAGCTAAAGCAGCTATTGCCGCTTGGGTTAAAGCCATGATTGACAGTGAAGGAAAAGGAATGCAGGCGGTATTAGCAAATTATCAGGCGGATTCCCAGTATGTACTTAACGTATGCCAGGGAGTAAAACTGGCAGATGGTAAAGTACTGACTCCGGCACAGACCTCTGTTTGGGCAGCAGGTATTACAGCAGGTGCTAAGGTGAGTGAATCCAATACCGGAAGAAATTATACCGGTGCTATTGATGTTGTACCCCGTATGACAAAAACGGAGATGGAAGCTGCCGTAACAGGTGGAAAATTCATCTTAAAAGTAGATACGGCGCAAAATGTTACCGTTGTGTATGATATCAATTCCCTGACAACATTAACAGAAGCAGCAGGTAAACCATTTACTAAAAACCGTGTAATTCGAATCTTAAATGGCATTAACAATGATATTACAGAAATCTTTGAAGCAAATTATGTGGGTAAAATGAATAACACGGAGGATGGTAGATCGGCTCTTCGAGCAAATCTCATTGATTATTTTAAAACCCTGCAGGGAATGTCAGCCATTAAGAATTTTGTACCTGACGATGTAAAAATTACAGAAGGTAAAGATTCTGATGCGGTAGTGATTGACTGCCATATCCAACCGGTAGACAGCATTGAAAAAATGTACATTACAGTAAGCTTATCATAAGGAAGGAGACTTAAGATATGATAGATAATTATGTAAGATTAGCGGATACTTTATCTGCAAAAGAGGGAACAGCCTTTATTATAATCAATGGAGAAAACAGGGTTTTATTTGAAGTATCCAGCTTAAAAGCTCAAATTGATTTAACTGTTCAGGCACGCAGAATGTTAGGGCACCGTATGACACAGCATAAAGTTGTTGGAGCAGAAGGAACCGGAAGTATGACCATGTACTTTATGAATTCTGAGATGTTAAAGGCAGCCAGAAACTATTTGGACGGTGGGAAATTCGGTCAGATAACCATTCGTGCATATAACGAAGACCCTCAGTCAACCGTTGGTAAGCAGGAGGTCAAATTAAACAATGTTATCTTAAAGACAATTCCGGTTATTAATCTAGACGATCAGTCAGATGACCCAATTACCGTAGATACGGACTTTACCTTTGACAGCATGGAAGAATTAAGTACCTTTTCTCTTCCGGAAAATGTTCCCACAGAAAAATAGTCACTTGTGGATAGCTAGCTTGTGATATGAGATTTTAAGTATACGTAGAAAGGTAAAACCCGATTGGCAGCGGGTATAAAAAATTACTTAAAACCAAGTATTAAGGCATCTGAGAGCTTCTTTATCTGATGAAAGAAAGCAGGTAAAAGCACCAAAATAAAGGTGATTTGTTATTACATCGTAACCTTTTTTGGTGACTTTGCCTGGTTCATTTCATCAAAAAGATGGTTTGTAAATACCAATAAATACTTATTAGTCGAGAGGAGACATATATATGAGTTCATTAAAAGCATTCTTAAATCCGGTACAGGTTGAAAATAAAGAGGTTATAGTATCTGGTCGTTTTGTGGAGGAGGGAAAAGTCATTCCTTTTACAATCCGTCCCATTACACAAAAGGAAAATGAACAGTTAATTAAACGCTATACCAAAAAAGATAAAAAAGGTGCAGAAACCTTTAACAGAACCGAGTATGTTCAGGCACTTACTGCAAGTGCAGTGGTATTCCCCAATTTGCACGATGCAAAGCTTCAGGGAAAATATGGACTTGGTGAAACAGAAACCTTAAAAAATATGCTTTTGGTAGGTGAATATGCTACCCTGGCGCAGGAAGTACAGTCCTTAAGTGGCCTTGACACCAATATTAATGAGGATATTGAAGAAGCAAAAAACGAATAAAGCAAGGTGATGTTGAGTTTAACCTGGCACACTTTGCCTTGCAAAAGCTCCGTATTCTTCCCTCTGTACTGGATGGAATGTCTCAAAAGGAAAAAGCCTTTGTTTACGCCAGCATATCGGTACGGGTGGAAGAGGAGAAAAAACAGTCACAAAGAATAAAGTCGAAAGGAGGTAGGTGAGAATGGCTGGTATAAGCGCGGTTCTACAAGGTTTTACAGAGGGAAGCGGCGGTTTTGATTCATTTTTTGATGTTGCTGATAAACTAAGTCTTGTATCTGATGTTGCAGGAACAGTTGTAGAACAACTTAAAAATGGGGTTGAAGCGGTTGAAAGCTATGTCAAAGTAAATGCTAAGCTTGGATTAATGACGGATTCTTTGCAGGAACAGGATGAGTTGCAAAAGAAGATTGTTCGATCTGCTAATAATGCAAGAACATCCTATGAAGGCATGGCGCAAACGGTTACCGGACTAAGTGCTGCAGCAGATGGGTTGTTTGGATCTAATAACGAAATGGTAGCATTTGCAGAATCAATGCAAAAAGCAATGATAGCAAGTGGTACTGACAGTGAGATGCAACCAGAAGTAACACAAAGGATGTCGGCAGCAGTGGTATCTGGGGGAATGGATAGCAGTGACTTAATGTTTATTGCCCAGTCTGCCCCTGTAATGTATCAGGCTATAGCAGATTATACAGGAAAGTCAAGAGAAGAACTAATCAGCATGGCAGGAAGTGGAGAGCTGACAGCAGAGACAATTAAAAACTCAATGCTTGGAATGAGCAGTCAAATTGACGCATCCTTTTCAGAGATGCCCTTAACCTTTTCAGATATTATGCAGAATGTTGAAAATGCCGGAACGGATGCATTTGGTAATCTATTTTTATTAATTAATGATCTCTTAACCAGTGATAAAGTAATTGATTTTTTTAATGGAATTACAGATGTTATTTATTTTGTGGGTGATGCAATTAATTATGTAATTGGTTTGGTAACAGAAAATTGGCCGGTGATTGAATCCATCTTAATGGCAATCGGTATATTAATTGCTCAAAAGATTGCAGCTGAGGTAATTAACCTTATGCCTCAACTAATTGGTTTTCTTGCAACTACGATTACTAAATTGGCAGCGTCTATTCCATTACTATTACAGCGATTGGCTATTATATGGATGACAAATGCACCACTTGTTATATTAATTGCTACCATTGCAGCTGGAATATATCTGCTGCGTACCATGGGTGAAGAGACCTTCGGATTTATCTTTGGCTTGTTTGGCGTTATTTTTGCACTATTCACCAATGTATTTTTAGCATTAACACAGTTTTTAATTGGAATTATTGAGCATTGGGTTAACCCTCTTATTAATTTTGCGAACTTTTTTGCAAATCTATTTGTTGACCCTATTGGCGCTATTATTCATCTGTTTGGAGACCTTGCTGATGGTGTACTGAATGTTTTGGAGAAGATAGCCTCCGGAATAGATTTTGTATTCGGCAGTAATTTAGCTGATACTGTAAGTGGCTGGAGAGCAGGTTTAAAGGACTACACGGATAAGAAAGCAGCAGAACTTGGCAACGGTAAATATGAAGAAAAAATTGCCGAACTTGATATTAACAGCATATTGGGTGATCTTGGAATATCTATGGAGCGAAGCAATTATGGAGATAGTTGGGAGGCTTTCAGCAAAGAAGGGGAAAAATTCGGTAAGGGTGTAGAGGATATGTTAGGTGGAGGAGATAACAACAACCAACCTAATACCACAGACAGTACTATAAACACAAAAGACTTCAATCTGTCTTTAGATAATATACTTCCCGATACTATGATAAATAATGGAGACTTTAACATCTCTCCAGAGACAGACTTAGGTTTAGCGCCGGAACTTAATTACACCTACGAAATACCGGGGCAGGATACTGCCGGAGGAAATATCTATAATAGTGGATATAGTGGAGTTAGCGCTAATAATTACAACGCGGTTAATAATAATCTTGCTAATGATCCGCTATTGGTAAAAGGCAGTGGTACCGGCGGAGCAGTTGAAGTAGAGATGCCGGACGAAGACCTTGATTACCTGCGGGAAATAGCAGAAAGAGACTATATTGCCAATATAGCCAGTAATTCACTTGCTCCAAACATTAGCGTTCAATTTGGAGATGTCCATGAGACAGCGGACGCAGACAAAGTAGCAGGCAGAATAAAACAGATTCTTCAAGAAGAAATTGCCATGGTAAGTGAGGGGGTATATTAATGTACGCAGTATTTTTTGATTACGATAACACCACATACCGTCTTCCTGTTAACCCGGAGGAAATTAAGATAACCAGTTCCCAGTCAGTAGAAAAGTATACCGTACTGGGATTAGGGCAGATTGTAGCACCTTCGGGTATGGAACTTAAGGAATATAGCTTCGAATGTGAAATTCCAAAGGAAGCTTACAGTTATGTAGAAATTAAGCAGGATTATACCACTGCTGAACATTATAAGGCAGAAGCAGATAATTTCAATCCTGCTGAACAGTATCTTAAGGAATTTCAAAAATGGAGAACAAAATTAGTTCCCATACGCTTTATTGCAGGGCGGGGGGCAAGCAAAGATGAAGTGTATGAAGACAGCATTAATACACTGGTCTTGATTCAGGATATAACTGTAACAGAAAAGGCAGGCGAAGAAGGAGATAAATACGTTTCCTTTCAGTTAATAGAATATAAGAAATTCTATAAAAGGCCAGCCAAAGAGATTGAGCCTGAAACCGGTAAGAAATTAGACACGAAAGAAGATGCCAAAAACCCGAAGAGCAAAGGCACTTACGTAGTACAGTCAGGTGACAGCTTATGGGCTATTGCAAAAAAACAATATGGGGATGGGGCAAAATATACGAAGATATATAATGCCAATAAGGATAAAATAAAAAATCCTTCTCTTATCTATCCCGGTCAGAAGCTGGTGATTCCATGATAGAATTTTTAGTTTCAACAGGCGGGAAAATATATGAAATTAATGATTTAATTACAAAGGTTTCCTATCAAGATGCCTTCAATAATGGCTGCAGCAAGCTGGAATTTACTTATATCAGCAAGAATCTTACAATAGAAAATGGTAGTGTTGTGCGTTTTAAATATGACAATACGAATATCTTTTACGGGTATGTATTTAAAACCAGCCGGGGTAAAGGAAGCGAAATCAATGTAACGGCTTACGATCAGCTCAGATATTGTAAAGCAAAAGATACTCTGGTGTTAAAAGGGGATACCGTGACTACAGTAACAAATAAAATGTGTAACTACTTTAAGTTAAACAAAGGAACGATTGCAGATACAAAATACGTATTAGAAACCAGTGTGCAAGAGGATAAGACCTGGCTTGATATTATATACGGGGCTATCAGCGATACTTTAATGAACCAGAAAAAATGGTATCTTTTAAGAGATGAATTCGGGAGTATTGCCCTTCGGGAAACAGATGAGTTAAAACTTGAGTTACTATTAGGTGATGAGAGCTATTGTTATGATTACCAATACGATAAATCTATTGATAATGACTTTTACAACTTTATTAAATTAGCTGCCATTGACAAAGATGCAAAGACCTTGGAAGTTACGGTATCTCAGGATGAAGCCTCCAGGAAGAAATTTGGTGTTTTGCAATATTATAAAAGTATAGATAAGAAATACAGTCCAGAGCAGGCAAAGTCCATGGCAGATAACTTATTAACTCTCTATAACAAGGAAGCGGAAACCATTAGTCTTGATTGCCTGGGTGATGCCAGAGTACGGGCAGGCAGCAGCTTCCACGGGCAGATTGAAGATATAAAACTTAACAGACGGCTGATTGTAAAAAGTGTAACCCATTCCTTTCTTCCGATTCACACCATGAGTTTGGAGGTAATGACATGATACAGGAAATCAAACGAATTGTAGAAAATTATTTGAATAATGCCAAGCTGTGCAGCATTATTCCGGGGACAGTTACCTCAAATGGAATACGTATCAGTGAGAAGCTTGTGATACCGGAGGAGTTAATTTTTGGTAATTTGAAAAAGGAGCTGGTGACAGGGGATTCCGTCAGGCTATTGCGGAATCACGGTGGTCAGCAATATTTTATTTTGGAGGTGATAGAATGATACCGGTTAGCAGTATACCTGAAACCTTAGTCATATCAGAAGAGGTAGAGACAAATAGAACCTATCAATTATTTCCGGATAAAATACAAGGCTATGTGGATAATGCAGAAGCATTAAAGCAAGCCATTCATAAAATGCTATTTACTGAAAAATATCAATACCCAATCTACAGTTTTGATTATGGTATTGATTTTGAGGACTTAATCGGAAAGGACACAGCTTATGTAACCATTGAATTAAAACGCAGAATTACGGAGTGTCTACTAGAAGATGAAAGAGTACTTAGTGTTGAAAATTTTCGTTTTGAATTAAATGGGGATGAGATACGGTGTACCTTTGAGGTAAAAAGTATTTATGGTAATTTTACCATGACAAAGGAGGTGGAAAGCTGATGTTTGAGGCAATGACTTATGAATCTATATTAGCAGATATGCTAAAGCGGGTTACGACGGATGTAGATAAAAGAGAAGGAAGTATTCTCTATGATGCTTTGGCACCCTGTGCCTATGAATTGGCTCAGACCTATTTTAATTTAAGCAACTTTCTGGATTTAGTATCTGGAGATACAGCGGTGGGTGAATACTTAGACCGTGTTGTAGGTGACTACGGAATAAGCAGAAAGCAGGCGACCAAGGCAGTTCGTAAGGTACTGACCTCGGATGCCATTCATATAGGAAGCAGATGGGGGCTGGAGGAAAGTGTTTATCAGATAACCGCTCAGCTCACAGAGAATACCTATGAGGCAGAATGTGAGCAGAGCGGAGAGATTGGAAACCGTTACAGTGGGAGTCTGCTAAACCTTGATAACATAAAAGGTGTTACCGCCACTTTGGGAGATATAATTACTGCCGGGGAGGAAATTGAAACGGACAATAATCTTAGAGCAAGATTTTACGCACAAGTCCAGTCACCCAGTACCAGCGGTAACGCAGATAACTATAAGAAGTGGGCGTTGGAGGTTCCGGGAGTGGGAGATGCCAAGGTGTATCCTCTATGGAATGGCAACGGAACTGTAAAAGTAATCGTGGTGGACAGTAATATGTCAATTGACACAGGACTTGAAAAGCCGGTGGCTGACTACATAGAAACCGTCAGACCCATAGGAGCAACTGTTACAGTAGCAAGCCCTGCCAGCAAGGAGATTTCGGTTTCAGCCAAAATAACCCTTGATGGAACAAAACTAGTACAGGAAGTATTAGAAAACTTTCGCAGTGCATTTGCGGCTTATCTTAAAAATACCATCTTCTCCTCTTATGTTGTAAGCTATGCCAAAGTGGGCAGTATATTGTTGGCAACAGAAGGAATCTCAGATTATACGGATTTATTCTTAAATGGCGACACAAGTAATGTCGCAATAGCAGAAACAGAAATGCCTATGGTTGGGAATCTTGAACTTACGGAGGTGACTTCTGAATGAATCTGATGCAGCATTTGCCGGATTATTATGTGAATAACCAAAGTATGGAGACTTTACAAGGACTGTTAAGCATTCATATCAATACACTTGCAGAAGACTTTAACAACACCTTAAATCAGTGCTTTGTCAATACAGCTACAGAACTTTTAAGCCGTTACGAGAAAATCTATGGACTAACGGTTGACGTAACAAAAAACCATGAATTCCGAAGAGAGCGAATCAGAGCCAAAATCAGAGGCACCGGTACAGTAACAAAGCAAATGATTGCGCAAGTTGCCAGGTCTTATTCCAATGGTGAGGTCGAAGTGGTTGAAAATAACGAAAACAGCAGTTTTCTAGTTAGATTTGTGGGAACAAAGGGGATTCCTGCAAATATAGCAGACTTAAGGCTTACTATAGAAGAAATCAAACCCGCACAATTACGATTCGAGTTTGAGTATACCTATAACACCTGGAAGGATATAGGACATATGACGTGGGGTGAGGCGGCGGAACTTACTTGGGGAGAGATTAGAGAGAGGTGATAGTATGGCAGAATATACAAAGAATTATAATCTGGAGAAGCAGCAGGAAAGTGATTATATCAGTATTGAGGGGCTTAATAATAACTTTGATGTGATTGACGAGGAACTGAATAAATTAGAGAAAGTTAATGTAAAGGCAGAAGAGGGGAAAGGTTTATCTTCTAATGATTTTACAGATGCAGAAAAAAGCAAATTAGCAGGTGTTGCAGCAAATGCCAACAATTATGTTCATCCGGGGAATCATTCACCGTCAGTAATTGCACAAGATGCTAATAATAGATTTGTAACGGATGCAGAGAAGTCGGCGTGGAATGGTAAAGCATCAACTAACGGCCCTGTTTTATATGGTAAAACCATATTTTCAAGAAGTGATGGAACTAATGCGTATAATAATGGAAACATAGAAATTCAAGGGCATAATAATACTCCTCCTTTAATTGGATTTCATAGAACAGGGGTTTCTGCTTTAGCCTTATTTGAGTCAGGTTCAAGACTTTTTACGACAAATAATGCAGACTTAACACCCCGTAAAGTTATGCAGGAAAATGATTTTATTTTTCAAACTACGGTTCCGACATCATTACCAAATGGTACAATTTGTTTTGTTTATGAATAGAGGTGGATAGATGGCAGAAGGAATGTATATAAGTATATCAAATCAGGTGAGAAAAGTCGCTAAATGCTTTATTGGAGTTGGGGGTGGAACTCGAAAAGTAAAAGAAATTTACATAGGTGTGAATGGAGTACCAAGGTTGGCTTGGAAAGGGGCGGTACCAGCAGGGCAAATTGTCTTTACTTCTTCCCAAACTTGGATGGTTCCTATAGGTGTTACAAGCATTACTGTTTTTTTAGTTGGAGGAGGTTCTTCGGGTAGTTATTATCCAGTCACAAATGGTTCAGATGAGGCATATAGCGGAGGAGGAGGAGGAGGAGGTTACACTATAACTCAAGTGGTTAGTGTAACTCCTGGTCAAGCAATTACCGTTATAGTTGGAGCAGGTGGACTGAGTAATACATGGAGAGGTAATGGGGGTGGTAATTCAGCCTTTGGCTCAATAGTAGTTACAGGAGGTGCTCAATTACAACAAGGCTCCCCTAAGGGTTCAGCAGGAGGTTCTGGAGGTGGAGGAGGAGCTCATTATAATAGGGCTATAGCAGGAGCAGGAGGTTCGGATGGTTCTAATGGTTCAGATGGGGGAACAAGTTACTGGGGCAGAGGTTATGGCGGTGCAGGACAAGGAACAACAACAAGAGCTTTCGAAAATGCATCAGGTACAATATATGCTGGCGGAGGTGGAGGAGGCCGAGAACGTATAGGGGTTATAGGACAAGCATTAGGGGGTGCAGGAGGTGGAGGTAACGGATGCGGAAGTAATGGGTCATCACTTATTGTGTCAACTGCAGGTACACCTAATACTGGAGGAGGAGGTGGTGGTGGAGGCTATGATAGCTTTAATGAAATCATTAATTATGGAGCAAATGGTGGATCCGGTATTGTTATAGTTAAATGGGCAGAGCAGTAAAGGGAAGGAGCAGTACAATGTGGTGCAATCAAATATTTAGTTTAATCGATAGGAATGGTGTTATACAAAATATAATTGTCTGTGATAATTATGAAACAGCAAATCAACTTGCCGTTACCTTATATGGAGAAAGTTCGTGTGCTATAGACACAACACAATATCCTTTACAGATAGGATATACATTTAAAACGGGCAGGTTTTACAGAGATGATGATACAGAAGTAATAGCTAATCCTACTGAAAGTCAGTCTATTTCTTTATTGCAAGGTCAGACCGCTAGTATTGAACATCATCAAGCCGAAATAGAAGTGGATCTTGACTATAGAATGTCAATGCTAGAATTAGGATTAGTATAGAACAAACTAGGAGGAAAAGTAATGGACACTTATTCAAATATGAAAAAGATTATTGCTATTGGCAAAAAGACCAAGGAAGACTTGGCTACTATTTTGGATATATTTTTAACCAATAATCGTATAACCAATGATGAATATAATGAACTTTTGGTACTTATAGAGGGAGTAAAATAATCAATAAAACTTATTTTGTATAAAATATCTTTTAAAAATCCATAAAGGAGATGCCTATGACGATTGAAGTAGCTTTACTTATTTCCGGTGTATCCCTGGCATTCGGTATCTATACCGGAATAGCAGCAATAAAGCGCAATCAGAAAACCGATGCGAAGCAGGATGCCAGCGAGCTGACCACAGTAATTGTGAAGCTTGAGAACATCGGAAATGGCATAACAGAAATCAAAGCAGAAATGACCAATGTAAAAAACGATATCAAGGACGACAGAGAACGAATCATTCGTTTAGAAGAATCCGCAAAGCAAGCTCATAAAAGGCTGGATATCATTGAGTTATATAAACGAACCGGTGAGCAGGATAACTAAATAGGTCTGAAATCGTTTCCCGGCTGGGAATTTAAAGGAACGCTTCTAGTGCACTGTCTGACTGATATCCGGAGGATTCGGACAATACACTGGCAGTACAAGCAATTTTCAGACACACCTTAATATAATAAAACGAGGGGTTTAAACAAAAAAAGTCAACGTCACTAACAATACGACGGTATTCGATATAAATATCAGTATCAAGTGCCTCAAAAGTAATAAATAAAGTAAAACTTTTGAGGCACTTACCTTTCATAGGGAAAGAATAACAGAAGTACGCCTGTACAAAGGATTGTACAGGATTTGTATGCGACAAAGGTCGCAGAGGGGAGCTAAAGATGAACGTGACATTCTTAAATGAGTATATCAACCTAGTAGTTTTAGGAATATGTCTGTGTTTAGGTTATGTAGTCAAAAATAGCCTGGACTTTATTAATAATAAATATATACCCCTAATCATGCTGGTAATCGGCACAATTATAAATATTTTAGTGAATATTTCCAATTTTAGTGCTACAGTAGTATTAGGCGGTATGATAAGTGGGTTAGCCAGTACAGGAATGTATGAAGCATTAAGAAGTTTTATCAAAGGGAAAGAAAAGGAGGAGTGATATTATGTTAATAGCAGTAGACAGCGGTCATGGCATGGAGACCGCAGGAAAACGCACCCCCCCTATCCCGGAAGACTGGTATGGCAAGAAGGCAGGGGATTCCATCCGGGAAAAGGAATTCAACAAACCGACAGCAGAATATCTAATTGAGGCACTCAAAAGA